TGCAGGGCTTGATGAAAAATCAAATTTGTAGTGAGGCATGATAGTTGTAATATTGTATTCATCGTCTGGGTCTCTAACAATCACACGGTATGTTTGAGCTTTGCCCCTAACAGAGTTAGCTTCCAAACTAATAACACCATCGCCTTCTATAAGCTCTCTAACTTTAGGGTCTAATTGACCACCCATTAAAGCCTTGCTTCTAATGTCACCAAAAACAACATCACTTATAGTGCCAGGATACTGATAGTCACCAATGCTTACACTAGCGTCCTTGTACCAAGAAGCTGTAGTCCAATAAGGTTCTCCATCTGAATCAACACTAATACCAACCATATCATCACCCAAGTCCATGGTAAGAGCATGCTGTATAGCTATCTGAATACCTTTGTCTGTTAATGGATAATTCTTTGTTGCAAATTGATTTATAACAGATGCTTCAATAGCCCTTAATAAACGCTCATCTCCTATAAATGCGTCTTCTATATCGCCTGTTAAAATTTTATGGTCAGGTACATTTGTTCTAATCCTATCCATCATATTTAACACTTCAGCATTGTCAGTGTCGTAAAAAGGAACAAGGTTGTTTGCTAAAAACTCAAAGAATCCAGAACCAGCAGTTGCCTCATGGAAGTTCTCTTTAACAGCATTTGTAACGCTTCCGTACTGAGCATCAATATTTCTTGTAAACCTGTCGGCGTTGTCTGACTCTTTGATTGTTTGAGTTATTTGGTATTTTTTAAAGCCCTGAATTTTAGCTAATTCATATTCAGTAACATCTACACCTTGCTTTGCTAAAAACCTTTTAGCGGTTAGATTAGGCATAGCAAAATCAGTAGTACCTGCTTCTGTAGTTCCTCTTAAAATACTGTCAAATATAGTGTCGTATAAGCCAATTTTAAGCTCAAATGCTTCTGGATTTTCAGCATCATCACCTAAACCTGTCAAAGCTTCTGCAATAGAAGGGTGAAGAGCTTTATATCCAATAGTAAAATCAAGAGCTTTCTTTATATTTTGACCAGCTACAGCAGGAGTTCCATGAGTAAGAGTTCTGCCCTGTTCATCTTCCACTAAATCAATAGCCTTTACTTCAGCAACAATAGCGGCATCAGACTTTTGATTGGTGGATGTGCCATTTCTGAGTCTGTTAATTGCTTGAAGAACTTTTGTTTGCTTATCATCATATATTTTCTTTTTAGCACCATAGGATGCTATAGCCTTCTGCCAAGCTTGTGGTGTCTGCTGTCCCTTTCCTTCTTCAGTTCCAACAAGTCCTTGCTCCATTAACATTGGAGTCATATCTTTAAGGTCATTAACGGTAAGAGAGTAGCCAGAAGACTCACCCATTTGTGAGTTAATATCTGCCCAAGCAAGACTTGTTTTCGCCTTTATTGCTTTTTTTGCAATTTTATTAACTTCTGACTGATACTGAGTTATTTGAAGAGCAGTTAAGTCACCAGATTCAATCATAGCTTGGATTTTTATCGAATCATCGGCTTGCCTTTGAGGGTCTCCCTCTTCATTCTTTATTGAAATCATATGAGTATTGAAAAGCTCTGTGTTCATACTCTTTACAATAGCTGTATTTGCCTTTTTTGACGTTTGTTCCATAGTCTGTAAAGACTGTAGCTGAGTTATAAGTACTCTCTTTGAACCATCATCAATTGGAAGGTCAAGGATTTGTGAAACACTGTTTATATTTCCCATGCTAATATTTAAAGAAGCAGTTCCAGAGATAGCTGAGTTTTCTTTTGTTTGTTGCTGAATGTTTGCAATATCAATATTACGCAAATTAGTAAGATGAGCTGACATGCCTTTGGCAATTTCATCTGCATTTAAATCAGGGTTGTTAGCTAAACCCTTTCTCATGTCTTCTATTGCGTCTAAAGATGCACCGTAATTTCTGTTTGACTGAATGTATATTCTTTCAATGTGACCTTGGTAAGCCTTCTCTTCTACCCTTTGCGTTCCAGCCTTTTTAAGGTTATCAATCTGAGCATCTGTATAGCCAATAGTCCTTAATGCATCTAATGAGCCTTCAATGTCTTCAGTTAATTCAGAAACCATCTTCTGCTGACCGACTAATGCATCACCTTCAGCAGGGCCAGTCGCAGAAATAACAGCTATCTTGTCATAGACATTGTTGATGTTTGTTAAGTTTACTGTTTCTGTGTTTTTGTCAGCTATAATCTTTTGATTTGCTGCCGCCTTGCTTTCAGCAGTAACAAACTCAGAAACAATATTAGGCATAACGTATTGCAGAAGGTCATCATCAATTCCAAGACCTTCTATGTAGCCTTCCATGGAACCACGAATTTGGTCTGGTTCAGATGGTGTTTTTAGAAAAAGCTCGTTTGTAAACTTTCTCGTATCTGTTGACAGTGAAGCTGTATAAGTTTTGATAGCGGCATTACGGTAAGCATTTCTTAAAGCTTCCTTCTCACCAGTTCCAAAAACCTGCTCCTCAATAGCCCTAGATGTATTTATGTTTGTAAGAGGGACAAGATTGTTGTCTTTGTCATAAGTGGCACCAGCAGTACGACCATCTGCTTCAGCAGTAAGTATAAGCTTATTGAGTTCCTGTTTACGCATATCTGCGCCAATGCTGTGACCAGCTTTAGCAATGTCTTGCCATGCACTAGCCGCCGCAGAAAACCCACTTAAATTAGGCATTCCTGTAGGCTGAACAAAAACACCTCTACCACCTGTTTTTTTAAAAGCCATTATGAATAAATCCTTTAAGTGTTTTTAATCTCATAAGCTGATGTAGCCGCACTTCCAAATGCTTTAAGAGTAGTAGCTTTAGCTGAAGCATCAGAACCAGCCGCACTTAATTCGTACTTGCGTCTATTCGACATACCCATAAGTCGTATAGATGAGATGTCTGCCGCCGCAATATCTTTTTCATCTCGAATCAAAGCACTTGTTGAAGCAGAAGTACCAACAGCTACACCTTGTGCAGACATTGACGTTCCAAGCGAAGCAAGTTGCATTCTAAGCTTTCTGTTTCTTTCGGTCTCTTGTTGTCCGGCTTGTATTTTAGCCATGTCAGCTTGCTCTCTATAAGCATCAGCTTCCATCTGATATACAGCTTTTTTCTGTTTTGCCGCTAAAAAACCAACAGCGGCAGAGGCTATTTGCATTTCAACGCCCATTATACTTCCACCTCTAACAATATGCCGTTTATCGTAAGTGGTAACGGCTGGTCTTGCGTTATTGTCACTGTACCCTCAGATGACCATCCAAGCAAATACACTTCCTTTCTTGATGTAACTGCAACTGGCTCAAGAGAAAAGTCATCAGTAACACGCCTAATCAAAAGAGTTGTACCTCTGGTCTTAACATTAAGTGCTTCATTAAGGTCTAGCACTGCCCTTACAATGCGTCTTTTCTGCCCAACAGATATACCATCTGGCAACTGAAACTCAGGGGGAAGTGTTGTTAGCTCTGGTGTAAAGTCTAAGCCAATCTCTACTGAACTAACTGCTTCACTTAATGTAAGTTCACCTGACCCGTTTGTAGTATAAGTTCCCATAGAGTAGTTACCTGACTTAACAACAATTTCGGTGTTAGGTAGGTGAGATATAGTCCAGTTTTTAGTAGCACTTCCACTTGTATATTTAGCGGCACAATCAACATGGTATGAATTGTCCATAAGCTCTAGGCTTGTAAGTGTTGCTCCATTGATTGTTCTTTCAACAATCGTGTACAGCCTTCTATTAACAACAACAGCATTCTTAAAGTTTCCTTGAGTAGAATACTCACCCCACCCCTGTAACTGCTCTTTACGAATAGACATAAAGACAGGCATCTTACCTTCTTCATTTACAAGATACAGATAAGCTTCAATCTGGTCTGACGCTTCACGCTGAGACACAATCTGTGTAGGAGTCCCAATCAAATGAGATGATAGCAATGTTAGTGCATCAGAATTGTATGCTTGGCTTAAATCAGAAAAAACAAATTCTCTAACAGCACCTTTTGACTTTGTAAGGAATACTAATGCACCGTCAAACTCCACAGGAGAAACAGCACCACTACCGTACGACGTTTGCTTCTTAACGGCGATTGTAGAGGGCGTGAGTGGCTTGTTCTCTGATGTAGGTACATATAGCTCCTGCTCAGAAGAAAAGATTGACAGGTGCCTAAAAGAGGCCAAAGACTTAATCTCTGATACTTGGTTTTCAGCAATCTGAATCTGAATAGACTCATTGTCCAATCCAGTGCCAACATCAAAATTAAAGAACTCTCCAGTTTTAGACATAAACAGGTGGTTTGGAAGGTCTCTTGAACCGCCAAATATTAGCCTTTGGTCATGAAATACAACGCTACGAGCATATCCATGTCTTGTGGAAAAAACTTGCTCAGACCAAGTTGTAACAGAGTCAGTGTTATGAGGAGCTGTATCAAATGTTCCGACAACTACTGTTGCAGATGTATATGCAGTAATTAATATGTGATGCTTAACATTGTCAGAATCAATAAATTCAATCTCCTCACCAACCCAATCTGCTGAGAATATACCTGTACTTGCTGTAATGTCTTGACTGCCAGCACTTGCGCTTTGAGGCGTAAGGCTTACATCAGGTGCCGCAAACTTATAATAAGGCTGATGAATAAATCCATCTGAAGTATCGAAAGCATATTCGGCCCTTGTAAAAGTATCTACAGCAGTTCTTGTTATCTTCTGCATTGGCATATCTGGGTGAACAACAATCATTGTATCGCCAGACTGTGCAACACGAAGACCACCAATCATAGCCGTAGTCCAAGGGCATGAAGTTATAGTAGATGCTATAGTTGTTGGAGAGCTTGTATCAACAAACTGCACCTTCTGATTAGAGAAAATAGCTATATAAGCTTCATCTTCATCATATACATAAGGCTCTGTTTGATATGGAAGGTCATCAAGCTCCTGCAAATAGCGAAGCCCACCCCTTCTACGAATACCGCCTTGAGACAAAACACGGAAGTTTCTTAGCTTCTTTGTTCCGTTCTTATATGCATTTGAATCAATACGAGACGATAAAAGCGGAGATAGCTCTCCGGCAGTAAAGTTTGTGTAGAAAGAGCGAAGCAGTGCCATTCATTATGTGCCTTCTATTTCTTGGTAAATGCCTGAGCCTAATCTAGCTCTATGGTATCTGCTTAAACGAAGTCCTTGTGTAGTGACCTGCTGTGAGTCTCTAGCTTTAGCTCTTCTAAACTGTGCTTCTGCAAGCTGTGTATATGAGTTGGCTACATCGCCTTTTCTTGTAACAGACAAAGCCAAAACAGATGCCAAGCGGAATATAACCCACATAGTAAATGTAGGAGGCCAATACTGAGTCTCCGGCCTAAACACATAGTTAAGAACAACATCATCATTTAATTGTGCGTCAATATAAATGTAACGCTCATAGATGTCGTATCTCTGAGGAGCATCATCAATAGTAACTGTAATAACCTGCATAACCGCTGGGTCAGTTGGGAGTGCATAGGCAGCATCCCATCTATCAACAGGAACATCAGTTAAACGAGATAATGTTTTCTGTCCTGTTGCAAAGTTCCAGTTATGCTGTCCAAGGCAGTCTGCTACAACATCCTCGAATATTGTGTTAGCTACAAGAGCTTCATCAGTATTGTCTGTAAATGAAGTTAAAGGCTCTAGTCCAATCATGACCATAGCCTTTTGTGCAACCTCAATATCCGTTGATGGAGTTGTTGGCATTAGAAACCTCTATCTAAGAGTAATCTTTCCCTGCGGGAGGAGTTTTATCTTTACCCATCTTCTTACCTGAGTAAGACTTCATTAAACACTTCCCAGCTTCACGGCACTTAGCCGTAGTGGGGCAGTTTGGACAATTCTTAAAAGCCATTATCTTGCTCCTTTAGCACCACGAGGATTGTTTCTACCACCAGAAGACCTTGGGCCTTCTCTTCTATAATCTGCAGGTAAATTACTGGGCAAGTTAAGCGCATGTTTTATGCCATTTCTAACTTTTGTCGCAAAGCCATCGTAACCGCCTTGCTCAAGCTGTCTTTCATTACGTTTATTCATGACGCACCTTTTCCGATTGTGACACCCTTACCAAAAGTTACTGTGTATCCTTTAGATACTTTCTCTTTCGCCTTAGGGGTAGAAGGGGCGGAACTAACCGCCGCCTTCTTAGTAGGTTGTTTGGCCATTAACGTGTGTCAGTAGCCATGCTGACAACATCGCCTGTATCGACTACGCCGCCAGAGTTGCTGAGAACAGTTACCATACCAAAACCGTTTGAGGTCTTAGCGAAGATAACATCTCCAACATTCATTTCATTTGATGCGCCGTTGAAATAACCAGCGGCATCAATTTGGTTGTTGGTATCATCCGCAGTAACGTAGTGCCAAATATGGAACCCGTTGCCTGAGTAGTTTACCAAAGTCAGGTTTGCTGTAACTAAAGCCATTATTTGGTCTCCTTATTTCTTGAGGATGAGTTCAAAGCAAGCATTCGCATCGATTAGTGTTGCGTTCATTTGCATCTTATTAAGAACAAAATACGCATCTTTATCGTTGTGATACTGCATGTTTGACGAAACGTCAGTGCCGATAGCATGACCAACTGAGCTTGAATGCCATGCAAAACACTTACGGTCTGCATCACTGTTCACAGAATCCAATCCTGAGAATGGGAACCATGTAAAGCCAAGCCAGTTTTTAGCTGTGATTGAGTTAGCAAAAGGCAGTTGCTCTGTACCAATGTACTCTGCACGAGAGAACTCGTCCAAGTCCATTAACTGAGACCACTGTTCCCAACCAACAACACAATAACGCTGACCATCATCTGGAACATCTGCGTTACCAAAAGCTTCCATTAGGCTAAATGCCCAAGGAAGTGTGATACCGTTAGTTGTCTCAGGAAGAGTTGAGCTAGTTGCGTCCATTGCGGCAATAATCAGGTCATCTGTTTTGCGACCTAATGCATACGCACCAGACTGTTGTGCAACCATCATCTCATCGTGATTGATGCGTAGTTGATCCAAATCGTCAATCCACTCACCTGCGAAGTAATCTTCTAGGGTGACTGATACGTTTGTATGCTCAAGATTCATCGGGGCAACATTACCATGACGAGCCTTAGTTGTAGCAAAACCTTTACCGATTTTCTGGAACGTAGTCTTATTCTTCACACCATTAGCTGTGCGAATAGTACCACGAAGCTTTGAGCCTTGACGCTGGTAAGCCATGTGGACGCCAGATTCAAACTCCTCGATAAAGGAGGTAGAAATTGTAGGTGTAGCCATAACACCGTCTCCTATATTAAGTTAAAGTTAATATTCGTTCTGTCTGGTTATCCGTCCACTTAGGGTCGTTTCCGATTATCCCTTGCTTTTGGGCCTTCTAGTACAAACACATTTTCACAGAAAAACGTAATGGAAAATTCACATTACCCATTACGTCGTGAATATTGTGCAAACCCTTGCCGTACTTTAGCAATGAATGCTTGGTCTTTTTCTTTCCAATACTTAGGGTCATTCTGCATACTGCGAAGGTCATCAATGCTAAGTTGCTCTTGAAACTCTGAATCAGATGTCATGTTAAACTGAGGCTGACCATTGAGTTCCATAAGCTCTTCAAACAACTGAACCATATCAGCAGAAGCAGGGACACCAGCAAAAGCACTATAAGCAGACTCGCTTAGGTTTTTACTTGCCCAGCCATCAACTCTATCAAGTCTCTTGTCTGCATATTCTCCAAGTTTCTCAGACTCAACATTCCAGTCTGGCCCACGTTGAGCATCAATTTGAGCGTATTCATTAAGCAACCCATTAAACTCATCCTGAGACAAACCGTAGCCATGCGCTGTGCTACGAAACCAGTCAACCATAGGGTCATCATCTTTAATGGAATATTCAATTCCATCTGGTGATTCAATAGCTAACTCATAATCAGCAGGACTGATTGGAGCATTGCTAACTGCTTCTTCGTTAATCTCTCCCACAATTTGATTACGCAAATCTTCTTTTCTTGCGTAGAAAGCTCTTTCAAGTTCACCATAGCTATTCGCTAGTTCTTCTGGTCTATCGAACTTCTCTGGAAGCCAATCAGGTCTTTCTTGAGTAGTTTCCAAAGGTTGCTCCGACTCTCCAGACGGAACCTCATTGGTAGCTACTTGTTCACTCTGCATTTCTTCTGAC